ACAAGTCAGGAGCATACCCATGAGGCAATGGAAATGTTTGCCAGAAAATATGGCGTAGAATATAAAAGGTGGTTGAACAAATGATGGCCAAGAGAAAAAAAGATAAGAAAAAGAATCCTTATTTGAAACCTGACGGCAGTTTTGATCTTATTGAAAGATTTCCAGGTATTGATTTTGATATTTACGAAGAGGAAAGAATCAAAAAACAAAAGGGGAGGGATAAAATGCCATTAAAAAAGTGCAAAAAAGATGATAAACCGGGCTGGAAATATGGGGATAGTGGAGCTTGTTATACCTATACCGCCGGCAATGAAAAATCCGAAGCAGCAGCAAAATTAAAAGCTGCAAAGCAGGGAATCGCGATCAGTAGAGAATCAGGCGAAAAATTCAAACCATAATGAAAGGAGAAATAAATGAAAAAGATAGGTTTTGTGTGCCTGGCGGGGCTTGATCAATTCATAGATCCGATAATTGAGGGACTATCAGATAATTATAATGTCAGGAAATTTATAATCAGAAACCAACAGGAAATCTATAATGCGATTGATTGGGCCGATATTGTCTGGTTCGAATGGTGCAATCAGACAGCCATTATAGGAACGAATTACGAAGAGATCGAAGGTAAAAAAGTTATAATCAGACTTCATAGTTATGAAGTTTTCTCGAATTTTCCTAAACAGATCAATTGGCCCGTAGTAGATAAATTGATCCTGGTAGCCCCTCATATCAGGGAAATTCTGAAAGAATTCATTCCTGATATTGAGGAGAAGGTAAAAACGGAGATTGTCTACAATGGGATAGATATGGATAGATACTGGCCCCAAGAAAGGGAACATGGGCATAACATAGCCTGGGTTGGATTCATTAATTACAAGAAGAATCCTCAAATGGCCTTACAGATATTAAAGAAATTAACCGAAGGACTTTATAATACCGACAAAAGATATATATTGCATGTGGCCGGATCCTTCCAGGATTCGAGGTATAAAATATACCTGGAATATATGATCAAGGAAATGGGATTGTGGGATAATGTAAAATTCTACGGCTGGATCGATGATATGCAGAAATTTTGGGGAGACAAAAATTACTTGCTTCATACATCGATACATGAAAGTTTCGGATATGGTATTTTTGAAGCCATGGCCAGAGGAATTAAACCGGTGATTCACAATTTTAGAGGGGCCAAAGAATTATATCCCAAAAAAGCTATTTTCAATACTATTGATGAGGCAACCGATAAAATAATGAGCAAAGATTATAATAGCGGCAAATATAGGGATTGGATCATTAATAAAGGCTGGACACTCGAGAATCAGATAAAACGAACAAAGGAGATTATAGAATGTCTGAAATATGGAACTCCCTCTGGAAGAATTATCAGAATATAAATTCTGTTTCCATTATGAACGAGCCGGGTGGTATGCTGCTCAGATCTGAATTTATAGGTATTCTACTAAAATATTTCGATTTGAGGAACAAATCTATTCTTGACGTGGGCACCGGAACCGGGCAATATTGCATTGAATTGGCTCTCAGGGATGCCAAATGTATGGGTATAGACAAAGATACGGAAAGCATCAAATTGGCAAACAGAATCGCCAATGATTATAAAATAAGCAATTGTGTATTTCGGGAAATAGATCTATTCGATTTTAAAAAATATGAACCAAAAGATGAGTATTATGACATTGTTTTCAGTATGGGGCTTTTGGAGCATTTTGATGATTCGCAAATAATTAGAATGCTTAAAGAAATGAGTAGACTGGGCAATTATGTAATAGCAGGAGTGCCTTATGCCGGTTCGGATATATATAAACTATCAAAATTATATTCAAAAAAAAAGGGGACATGGGAATACGGATTTGAGAGGGACTTTTTAACGTTGTCGGATCTATTCAAAGAGGCTGGTTTATCTGTAATTCATGAACAGGTCATAGGATTGGGCTCTGAGGCATATCATTTGAAGCATATAAATCCCGAACTTATACCTTTACAATTATCGCGAAATCTGACTAAATCATTCAATGGACAAGACAAAGTGGGTAGTTGGCTAATCGCAATAGGTTCGAAAAAAGATAAAATTAAGGAAAAGATTCCCGAAGAAGGCGTAACAATTATTATTCCTGTCTATAATGGTGAGAAATATGTCGAACGGTCAATTGAAAATTTATGGAAAGTGAATTATCCAAATCTGGAAATAGTATATGTAAATGATTGCTCGATTGATGGCACAAGAACATTGTTACAGAAGAAATTACGCAATCTACCCAATTCTCGATTGATTAATCTTGAAAGCAATCTAGGTGTATATAAGGCGCGATATGAGGGCTTAAAGAAGGCAAGCAATGACTATATTTTCTTCACTAATATTGATGATTTAATATTCCCCGGATGTATCGGAAAGATTATGCGTGATTTGAAGAATTGTACTGAAAATACTCATCTGTCGGATTCATGTGCTTTAATGAAGAAGGGTAATTTTACAGGGGATATTTGGTATCATCAATATTTGATATCACCTTCTGATTATATCATATCGGAATTATCCACTATTTCTGGAAAGGTATCACTCGGAAATACCATCATTAAAAAGGAGAATTTATTAAAAGCCTGTGAGAGAATGGATATATTATTAGAAAAAGTTGATATAAATAGAATGAATGTTGCTGAGGATACCTTATTATTTGATATTATGGTATTTTCAGGTCTTATAAAGCATATCATACCTATCTATTATACCTATGACGGATATGAACGGAGAGAAACATCAGCATCACAGCAAATTGGAGACAGGATAAGCGATATTCCCATCCAGACAGCTTATTGTTTCGTTGAAATAACTAAATTGTTTAAGGTAAATGAAAAAGAATTGGAAAATAGGATAATGTACCAAGCTATAAAAACTTATGGGATCATCCGGGGAACAGAATTTATAAATAATTTCAAAAAATATAGAGAAATGTTAAAGTAAAAGAAATTTGCAAAAATTAAAGAAAGTGTTATAATAGAAATAAATAAATAGAGCTCCAATTCAGAGAGCCATTTAGAAGAGTTTAAAAAACTTTTTAAATGGTTCTCTTTTTTTGTACAAATAATCAGATTAGGAGTGTATGAAGAAATGCCGGAAACAGAAAAAGAAAGACAAAAAAAATGGGAAATTGCCAATGCAGTAGACACTCTGATTAAGGCTGTAGAAATCAGGAAAGACAAAAAGCTGATGCCGGAAGTAGAAAAGGAAATGAAAAAAAAACAGAGTAATATATCCGAAGCATTGAGGAATTCGGCCCTAAAGGTGATAAATAATGGGACATAGTAGAGGTTTCATAAAATTAAAGAAAGAGATTAAAGGATTGACCGATTATAAAAGAGGTTATTTCCATGATTTTTATAAAGGTTATATTCATGGTATTCATGATCATCATAAATATGGAGATATCACTGGAGAAGAAGGAATGGAATTAGAGGAATTATTTAAGTTAAAAAAATAAAGATATAAAGGAGATAATTGAAAATGGACTTAATAACTCAAATTAAAAAAGCACTGAAAAAAGCAGGGCTTGATGAGGGATTAGCGGAAAAAATCAAGGTGACTGATGAAAGTCAAATTGAAGCGGAGATCGAAAAGTTAAAAGGGAAAATTGAACTTACACCAGAACAGCTAATCGAGGCAATAAAAGAGGCTGGACTGGAAGAGAGTTTCAATAAGCACCTGCAGAGCGAGACTGACCGAAGGGTATCGCAAGCCATCACCACTCATGATCTGAAATCAGCGAAAGAAAAAGAAGAGGCAGCAACAAAGGAAAAGGACGAAAAAAAGAAGAAGGAAGAGCAGGCGAATATGAGTGAGGGCGAAAAGAAAATATCGGATCTAACCGAAGAAGTTAAGAACTTGACTACTTTGGTTAAGGATCTGAGCGGAACGACTGTCAAGACAAAGCGGGAGACTTTGATAAAAGATGCTCTAAAAAAAGCAGATTTAAGTGAAGGATTCTCAAAATATATTACAGTCGAGAAAGACGAGGACATCGAGGGGAGCGTTAAGAGTTTGAAAGACGAGGTTCTCGGACTTAAACAAGCCGAAATTGATAAGAAACTTAAAGACGGAGAAGTCCCTTTAAAGGGTGAAGAAGCGGGGAATTTAGAAGAAGAATTAATTGGTAAGATTGCAAGCGGGGAAGAAGGAACTGCTGGGGCTTTTGAAGGCAAAAAATTAATAGAAGAAGAAAAAAAATAATTAGATAATGAGGTGAATATAATGAATTTACAAATTAAAAAAGAAGCAGGGGTTGTATATGACCCTGTGTTTCTAAAAATATTAGAAGATATCCCTGGCGGGATAACTGTAAAAACTGATAGATTCCCTACTGATGTTAGAATAGTTAAAAAGGGGGCATTATTGAGTGCTTCTGCTTCTAGCATAGGATTGTATAACGTAATCAAAACCGTGAGGAATACTGCTAGAGTAGAGAATACAGCTACTATCATTGCAATCGAACCCAAAGATCACCTGTTTGAAGTCGGTGAATATTTCTCTGCTGGATCTGGAATGGGAGCTGGGGAAATTGCTAGAGTGTCAATCACTGCCATTGCAGCTGTTGCAGCAATCGGTGGACAAGGTATAGCTACAGATACAGTTTTATATGAAACTCTCGAGAACAAAGTAGCTATTAAATATGTGGCAGATGCTATTTTGCGGGATACCATAAAAGTAAGGGATGAAGAAGGGAATTTACTGGATAATATATTTGCGGGGGCTGTTGTACGTGGAACCGTAGATGAGTCCGAATTACCTTATTTTATAACTGATGGTGATAAAGATGCTCTTACCGTCAGAATAAGATTTGCATAAAAATTAACAAAAAATCAAATAAATCAAATGAGGTGAAATAAAAATGAGTGAATATAATATGTTCAATGAAATGAACAAAAAGAACTTACAAGTTTGGATAAATAAGAGAATATATAAAGACCAATATTGGGTTAGATTTTTCCCTATGAAAGTTACACCATATCTCAATTACGAAACATTAATCGGAAGTGAAGGGAATCGTGTAATGGCTGATGTTGTTTCATATAACAGTTCTGCACCTCTCAAGACCAGAAAGAGCATAAGCAAATTAACCGGTTCAATTCCTTCTATTCGAGTAAAAAGACAGATGACAGAAAGCGATATAAATGATTATAATGCTTTCAAAGCTATGGCTGATCCTGATAAAGCTGAACTTTTGCGACTTGTTTTTAATGATTCAGGTTTTTGTATGGATGCAGTATTAGGTCGTTTAGAATGGCTTGCTTTACAGTGTTTATCTTTAGGGCAAATAACTCTCTCTAAAGTAAATAATGTTGGTGGAGTCGTTACCGAAGAGGTAGTAAATTTTCAACTCGCTTCCGCCAACAAAAAGAAGATGGCTAATAATACAGATAGAAGATGGCTTGCGGCTAATACAGCTACCTGTCTTCCAATTACTGATATCAGAGCTGTTGTAAAGGCTGCGAAAACAGCTGGAGCGAATCCTCAATATATATTGATGAATGATTCAAAATTTGCATTAATGGTAACTATGGATGAGGTAAAGAATTTTGTAATACCTTATACAACCTGGGGGGCTACAAAAATAACTATGGTTCCATCCCTTGAAGTATTGAACAGAACATTAAAGGCTTTTAAACTTCCTCAGATAATTGTGATTGATACCAGGGTAGCTTATGAGGATGCCGACCATAAAATTGTAAATGTTGACCCCTGGTTAAATTCGAATGCAGATGTAACTATATCAGATAGACATGTAGTTTTCATTGATGATATAAAATGCGGGAATACGCTTCGAGGTCCTATTGCAGAAGAGACCAACCCACCTAAACAAGTAGTGCAAGCTAAAAAGGGAGGTTTTTTGATTTCTTCTTGGAGTGAAATCGACCCTGTAACTCAGTATACAAAAGGTGAAATAAATGCATTTCCAAGCTGCCCATCTATAGACCATATATATAATCTCGACACATATTCTAATACCTGGGCGGTATAAAAATTAAACGAGCAGGGGATATTAAAACCCTGCTCATAACTTAAAATTTAGAGGTAACTTGAATGGCAAGAATTGTAGTAATATGTCAACAATGTGGAAAGGAATTTGAAGCATATCCTTCGCAATTAAGACAAGGGAAAAAATATTGCGGTAAGAAATGTGCTAATTTGGCAATGATAGGAGAAAAAAATCCTCAATATAAATATCCTATTAAAAAGATATGTCCACATTGCGGAAAAGAATTTATTACAAAGCATCATCATCCAAGAAAATATTGTTCAAGTTTATGTGGCCATAAAGCACAAATAGGGAAAAGAAACCATAAAATTACTAAAATATGTATTATATGTGGCAAAAAGTTTGATGTTTTCCCCTGTAGAAAAAATGCTAAATTTTGTTCGATTAAATGTCATGGGGAATATATAAAAGATACAAAACCTGCATATTTTTTTAAAAAACAAAAAATAAAATGCATTTGTGAATATTGCGGGAAAGAATTTGAAATATATCCTTCAGCATTAAAACATGGCGAAGGTAAATATTGTAGTCGAGAATGCCACTATAAAAAGGTAATGGGTAAAAATAGTCCACATTATGGGAAAAAACGATCTCCAGAAATCATAAAAAAAATGAGATTAAGAAGATTGAAAGAAATAAGTGAGAAAAAATTTAATGGCGATCAAGTAATTCCCTCATATAATTCGGATGCTTGTAGATTCTTTTCTAAGTTTGACCAAAAGAATAATACAAATGGTATGTATGCTACAAATGGCGGTGAATACCAAATTGAAGAGTTGGGCTTTTTTCCTGATTATTATAATCCCGATCTTAAAATAATTATGGAGTGGGACGAAGAGCATCATTACAAAAATAACCAACTTAAAAAAAGAGATATTAAACGTCAAAAAGAAATTGAAAATCATTTTCCCGATTATAAATTTGTACGAATAAGGGAAAAGGATTTGATAGGAGTAGCTAAATGACCAATAAAGATGCTTTGCAGTCACAAACCGAATATGAGAATAATAATCTATTGGAGAAACTTCTCCTGGACCGAGGGATTGCGACAGGGGGAACCTATGCCGCAGCAAATGCTAAAGATATAGATTTGTGTGCAGCCGATTTATATTTTACTTTGGCTGCACATCCCGAATTTAGAGAAGGATCATATTCAATAAAATATAATAGTGCTCAACTGATCGCAATGGCAAAAACAATCCTGAAGAAATATGGCATGGACGAATCGACGGTCACTGGGGAGGCAATCTGGTGATAAAGAGATATCCTCATACGGCTACCTTGAGTTA